TCAACCTAATTGATGGGGTACTACCCTCAACCTATGGGGGGTCGGGGAGTGATATATCACCCACACGCATTCTACAACAATTTTTAGAAACTCTTTTCCCAACAGCCTCTTTAATGCGTAGTTTCTGCATTATGAAATTAAAAAAATATTTTGATCCCAGAGATGACACCTTTTACAGTTGGGATACCGATTTAGAGGTTTGGAAGGTAATGCCCCTGGATTCTGATAATATTGATGAGTTTTTCTTTTTAAGGGATTATATTGAATCTGAGTGTAAAATAGAGGCTTTAATTGAAATGCAAAAGTTTTTTAAAGAGGGTAATGTAAAAAAAGACTTGCATGAGTAGATATTTTTATGTTTTTTTATAAAGTATATATACTGTACAGTATCTATCTGTATAATTATACTATGTATAATTATAATGCAGTAGGATACTGTAGTGGATTATGGATTTTATAACTCGTAGATTAAAGGTGAATGATTATCAGGAAGTTACTTATCCTGTGTATTCAAAAAGGGAGGCCGATGAAAAAGATATTACCTATAAAGAATGGAAAAAGTGTGATTCTGGTGATTTTGGTCTTTCAGATGATGGGTATGTCGCAGAATGTGTTGCCCGTAATGAATATAAAGGTGGTACGGAACTGCAGTTCTCCTTTGGACGTATGTGGGCTAACAGCAATAGTAAACTATTATACGTACCTAGACGGGAATCAGGTAATTACGCAACAGTATCCAGTGCTACATGGGAGTTCATCGAAGGAAAACACGCTAGGACTCAACGAGCTGTGGACATCTATACCCGAATGTTACTTGGTGGTGGCTCCATTGATTGGTCAATCATCGGAAAAGCGTATCGTCCCGACCAAAAACGTCCTGATCTTACTGCCAAACGATTATTTAAACAGGAGAACATCAAAAGAATGATAGATGAACGTATAGATAAAGCATTACAAGAAAAGGGAATCTCTGAAGGAGAGGTACTTGAAGTAATTGCAGATGCTATTAAAATAGCAAAAGAAAAACAAGACCCCGCAAGTATGCTGAGGGGAGCAGAAACCTATGTAAGAATTTTAGATATGCTACCTAAAAAGGCAGTTCAGACCGATACAGTACAAATAGACATGACAAATGAAATTGTTGACCAGATTGAAAAAGAGGAAAAGAGACTAAAAATAGAACAAAAGAAAGAATTAAATACAAATGTCAGTTAAATCCCTATCAGACCAGCAAAATCCTAAATTTTTAAAAAAACGTATAACTCTAAAATACATTGACGAAGAACAAATGGAATTATTTTATAAGGTACTCCTATCAATAGCTGAAGAGAATGGTATAAAAATAGAAGATGGAGATATAGATTACATATTAGGTTCTGATTATTAATAAAGCGCACAAACGAAACCCGTTAGGAAAAACACAAAAGGTGTCAGCCGAGGTTAATAACAAATCTATTTTATCTAAATTAAAACACGATATGGTGTTATTTGGTAAAATAGCTATGCCACAGATGTTTTCAGTACCTTCTCCTAAATTTCATTATCTTATTGCTGAGGATTTACTCGATAAATCTAAAAAGCAGATAAATATCATAGCCCCTAGGGGTCATGCTAAGAGTTCTATCGTTGGAGGAGTACTGCCATTATATCATTTAATGTTCGATAAGGGAAAAAAGCTTATTGTGCTTGTATCTAGGACACAAGACCATGCAGTAAAGCTTTTAGGAACAATAAAGGACTGCTTAGACTATTCCAGTCAGTTTAGGCAGTTATTTGGTTATTGGGGGCAACATTCTGCTAGAAGTTGGGCAAAAGCAGAAGTAGAGCTAAAGGATGGCTCAATGATTGTTTGCAAAGGTACGGGTCAACAGCTTAGGGGTATCAAAGTTGGAAATCAAAGACCTACGCTGATTATTGTAGATGACCCTGAAGATGAGAATAATACGAAAACAGCAGAAGCGATGGAGCATAACCTTAGATGGCTGCTTCAATCCGCAGTTCCATCCGTAGACCCCAGAACAGGAAGGATAATAGTAATTGGAACGCCACAGCATGAACGATGCTTAGTCGAAACACTAAAAGATATGAAAGGATGGCAAAATAAGGTCTTTAAACCGAATATTGAAAAAAACCTGTCATTATGGGAAGAATGGTGGCCAATAAAGAAATTAATACAAAAAAAAGAAGAACTTGACTCTATTAATAGATTATCTGTCTTTTATCGGGAATATATGTGTGAAATCACAGGAGATGAGGATCAATTGTTCAGAAAGGATGATATTCAGTATTATGATGGGAAAATACGTATGGGCAAAGAGGGAAATATGTTTTTAGACCTAATTGAGCTAGATGGTATGAAAGTATCTGAAACTTTACCAATAAATATATTTACTGGTGTAGACCCAGCCTCAAGTGTCAAGCAAACTGCGGACTATTCAGTTATATTTAATCTGGCAATAGATGATAAAGGTAGAAAGTTTGCATTACCTTATTTTAGAAAACATTGTAAACCATTAGCCCTAGCTGAAGCTATTGTAGATAACTTTAGAATATTCAGAAGTACAAAAACTAGGATAGAGTCTGTTGGTTATCAGGAGATGTTAAGGGAATATGTACAAAAAAGGTGTGATGAGGAAAATTTATATATTCCAGGGTTAAATATAAAAGAAAACCCCAGAACCAGTAAATCTTCAAGATTAGAGAGCCTTCAGCCTACATTTGCTAAAAAAGAAGTATTTATTATGAAAAATATGCGTCCATTAGAAGATGAGATGCTTTTATTCCCCAGAGGAAAGCATGATGACCTATTAGATGGTCTATATTATGCATTTAAAGGTTCATATCGCCCTTTCCACGAAAAAGAAGAGATACCCGTCCTTGGTATGAATTATAAAACTAAAATAGATTGGCAAATTACATAGTTTATAATTTAGTTTAAAAAAGTCTTAGCATAGCCCTATGTTTACTTTGTAAACTCACTGCTAAAATGCCCCATACAAAACCTAAATTAGTACATGAGTCTGAGAAGTTATTAGACCAATTCCACGCAGAGCGTACAAACTGGTCTAATCAGGCTATGGAAGATGACGAGTTCAGAAATAGCCAACAATGGAAATCTGGACACGCATCTGCTCTAGAGAAAAGAGCCCAAAGTCCTATTGTTGATAATGTTGTTCATCCCGCAGTAGAACAGGCAAAAGCATTATTAACTGCTAATAAACCAAAATTTCAAAGTACTGGCAGAGATGATAGTGATACAAAAGTTGGTAGAATCTTTGCAGATATTATGTCTTATATTTGGGATAAATCAAATGGCGCAGTTGAGATAAAACAAGTCATTGATGATTATTATGTAAAAGGTATGGGGGTCATTCAGGCTTATGTTGATCCAATGTTGGATTTTGGCAGGGGCGAAGTGTGCATACATAGCATTGACCCCCTAGACGTTTATATAGACCCAAATAGTAGAGATACATTTTGCAGGGATGCTTCCGATATAATTATTGCAAGATTATTTACAGAAGAACAACTAAAGCAATTATATCCAAAAGTAAATACTTCCGATATGGTAACATCTGCTAATGATAGGTATCCAGCAGTATCAAGGCATTCGAGCTTAGACCAACAAATCGGACCGACAACTAATGACAGTTATGCGAATGAGGTAAAATTTTATGAAGTAATTGATAGATACCAGAAAGTAAAACTTAATTATTTCCATATGATGGATACATTAACTGGAGAAGAATATATACTAAATAAGGATGATGAAAATGCATATCGAGAACAACCAGCTATTAAAATGACAAATGCTGAAGGAGAAACATATGTTACTGAAAAATCAAGTGTTACTGAATTAATTGGTGTATTTGAGGCAACAGGCGGTATTTATCATTTTATGCAAGACCCTCAAACTGGTCAACCAACAATAATGCCAGGTCCTGAACATCCAGAAGCAATTCCAAATAGTGGCCATCAGATTGAAGTTATAAAAAAGGGTCAACTTATTGAAATGGGTATTATTATTTCAAATAGTGTAAAGGTAGACAGAATTAAAAGAATTTTATGTGCGGGTGGAAAACTATTATATAACTATGTTATGGATATTGATAATTATCCAGTAGTTACCTTAATGAATCGTCATAATCGCAATCCTTATCCTATGAGTGATGTCAGGTTTGTTAAACCTATACAGGAATATATTAATAAGATAACTTCACTTATTATTGCTCATGCAAGTTCTTCTACAAATACAAAGCTTTTAATCCCTAGGGGTTCAATGAATCGAAAGCAGTTAGAAGAAGAATGGGCAAGGGCTGGTACTGGAGTAATTGAATTTGACCCTGAACTTGGTACTCCAATTGTGGCGGGTCCGATTCCCCTACCAAATGAATTATATAAAAATAGAGAAGATGCTAAAACAAGTATTTATCATATACTTGGTATTCATCCTTTACAGCATGGCGACCCATCTGCTGCTCCCTCAA